TCAAACTTGATTCCTCTATAGGTTTCTTGAACCTTGTTAGAATTAGTTTGCTTCTTATCGTTGGTATTGTACTTAATACCACGGTATGTGACTTGTGCCATTTGGGTTTCTCCTGTAGGATTAGGTTGTTTAGACCGTTCCTTCAGTCGTTTTCGTCTTTGGAAAACATGCTGGATCAGTGTGTGCAATAATAACCCTAGTTAATTCCAATCTCTCGGTTTTATTAGGATTCTTAGCGACATTTTCTAATAGTTCAGCAGTGTGTTCACAATCAAGTGGAGCACCGATAGCTATTAGACTGAGCAGGATGTGATACAAGGATGAACGCTCCGTTCCGCGACTTACTTGCGTCCCCTAAGGGGATGAACGCTGTATGCTAATACTAACATACTTTAAGTATATATGCAACCACTTTTGTAATTTATGATACAGTTTTATAAAGGTTTAATATTGTCCCTTGATTCTTTGAGCATTTTGTATGCGTGATTATTATATTTTGCTAATTTCTCTGCCCAAATCATATCATCTAAAGGAACAGTTCTCCCATTTACGATTTCAACGCAAATATCAATAAGTCTGACTCTTTGTTTTGTTGAAAGCATTTTACAAAATCCTGTGGATCAAAAAATTTGCGGAGTTTTTTTTCCCGATTATCTGAAAAAAGAGTTCGGTTTTCCCTCAGGAATACATTCTAACACTTTTTCTCTAGGAAACCAACCCAGACTACGCAAGGCAGTAGTGTCGGCACATGTAATGTCTCTTTCGCCTGGTGTATTTTCTTTGACTGGTAGGTTCATATATCCAAATCCTTCTGCCAATTCCTTGACTGTTGTAGTCTCACCTGTTCCAACATCTATATGTCCAGTATATGTACTAGACATTAAATAACAGATTGCCCTAGCAACATCTTTAACATGAATCCAATCTCTTTTATGGTTGGTAATGTACTTGATATCATTATCTTGCAGCATCCTAAACAACATGTCAGGTCTGCTATCCTCACCATAAACAGTTTGAAATCTCATTCCTACACTGTTAGGTGGTGCTTGTAGTTCATTGACCTTCTTAGTAATACCATAAGGATTCTGCCACCACTCCTCTACTTGTGCTGAACTAGCATAAAGTAACCTAGTGTTATATCTTTTACAATAATCAAAGATAGGTTTAGACTTCTCTACATTATTTTCCCAAAACTTCTCTGGATTGTCTACACTGTCTCTAATAGCAGCAAACGCTGCTAGGTGGATAATGTAATCGTATGGTTTCTCAAACATGTTGATCTCAGACCGAAAATCCCCAATATCATCGGGGAAATCCATACCATCAACTAAGTAACCATAACCTGCATCATGTCTAAGGTGATTGAAGACATAACTGCCTATGAATCCCTTATGACCAGTAACTAATATTTTTGTCATCTAACACGATTTCCCCATTCAACATCAGGATATGCTTCCTTGATGACATTATGGGTAATCCTGTATTTCTTCTTAAGATCTTTATCTTTAATAAGGCAAACAATTTCCGCTTCATCGGGATGCAATGACTCTAACAACTCTATGAATAGAGCCTCTCTCCTAGTTCTTTTTAGTCCATCGTTTCCACCCTTAACATAATTGTAAAGAGTTCTGTATTGACTAGAAAGTTTGCTTTGTGCTTCTGGAGTTGGAGCATCATTAGGTGTGTAAGGAACATCACCTTCTGGAATTGCACTCTCAATGCTTTCATCGAAATTCCAAACAAATACTGATACTAGTGCTGGTGATCTTTGATCTTGAAGGAGTTGAATCTTCTCCTTCTTTGTTTTAGCACTATGTACTGCTTGTAAGATTTCGGATACTAATGGTTTTGGTGGTAATTTAGCCATAATAATTTCAAAGTTTACTTCTCTTCAGGTTCAGCATCATCCTCTTCAGTTAAGGTTGGATCATATCTGAATGATATTAAATCACTCAAGTTATAATTTCCATTCTCATCGAACATCTCAGGATGCATCGTAGGTTGAGTTGGTTGCTTATCATGATGATACATCATGTATTCTCTGAGTACCCATCCTAGCATAGAACCGACTAAAAGGGAACCCACTATAAGAAATGCTGCAACTGCAATAGTTATTGCTAACATTTTTCTACCTCCTCAGGATTGTCTTTTTTTATGTCCAGAGATAATTCTAGATTAAAATGCAGTTCTCTTTTAAAAAGACGAAGCATGTTACTGAAATTATACTGAAACGATTTTGGTTTAGGTGCTTTCTTGCCTCCCCCAAGCATAATTCCTACGCCTCTATTTAGTGGAATTTCAGATAGGTTTTTTTGCTCAGACAAGTTGGTTCTCCTTAAAGTATCTCACAGTCTCTTTAGCACCTCCTATATGTTCGGATGGTGCTGCAACAACTTGTGGAAAGTATTTTGTTTTGAATTGAGATTCAAATTCTTTTATATTAAAATCTTTATCTAAAGTATAAATGACATGTTCTTGTTTTGCCATAAGCATTAAGTCTTTAATGAGTTCACAATGCTGACAACCATCCATTGAGTATACTATAAAGGACATTAAATTGCTACCCCCAAAAATATTATATAGCTTTCCATGTTCCTCTTATTTGTTTGGGTATATGGTCAAGGTTTGCAGCTATTACAATCCTCTCTCCTTTATAATCATCAGGAACAAAATGGTCTAATGCTGCTGGAAATGCTATGACTAATCCATTCTCTACAGGTCTACATGTTTCTCCTATACAAATAGGTGCAGAGTCCTCTTTAACATCAACATAATAAATCACTGCCATAGTTGATGGGAAATGATTATGATATTTTGCTCCTTCATTGGATCCATATGTCATAGCCCACATATTAACACAGTCATATTGACCTTCAGTGTGCCAATACTGTGTGGCAATTTGTGTAACAAACTTCTCAAAAAATGTTTGAACACCAGAAAACCTTGGATCAGTGTGATGAATGTTCCAATTGGATCTCCAAGTGGCACCTACATTATTATCCTTTGTGGTTTTTTCAAATTCTTTCTTATGATCTAAGATTGATTGTTTATGTTCGGCAAGATGCTCCGTCCAACTTGTCTCGAAGACAGGAAGTTTAGCATCTACCTTTGCAATTTCTACTTTAGTGGGCATACTTTGTCAATGTTCATAGCGACTGCGATTCTCCTACCTTTAGTGGTAGGAACATGATGGACTACATTACCTGGAAATAGAACTAGTAATCCTGGTTCTATGTTTACTTGTTTATCTTCAAGGAATATTGGAGCAACATCCTCTTCAACATCAATATAATAAACACAAGACCATGATGATGTAAAATGATCATGCGGTTCAGCATGTTCACCTGCTTCCATCACTACTGCCCATAAAGATACTACTTTAAAGTCAGCATGTGTATGGAAAACATTGTCCATTATATAGTTTAGCACATGTAATACATAATCGGCAACTGGTTGAAACCTATCATCAGTCTCCAATGTATCCCACTTAGTCACCCAACACTTAACAGAATGACCTGCAGTTTCATGGGAGTCTATAATTTCTGGATCTTTATCTCTTTTCTCTAATATAATTTTTTTTAAATATGCAGTGAGTTTAGGGTCTCCACCATACACTTCAAAGGTTGATAATTTAACATCAACCTTATCATGGATTATCTTTTTAGACGAATGTTGGTTCTCCATCTTGTCCACCCAATGTCATAATACTAAGTTCACCCAAGTCTTCAAGGGCAGGAATACCATTATACACCCTAACTGTATAATTGTTAACTGTTCTGTCACTAATTCTTAAATTAACAATGCCACCTGGAAATGCATTAGTACCAGAAGCAATTCCTATAACTGCATAGTTAGTGTCATTCATAGCATCAGCAAAGTTTACTTTGTAGACACCAGTAGATTGCTGTTCGATGGAACTAACATTGTGTGATCTATCGCCAGGTACATAGTCACTGTTACCAACACCTAAGTTTGTATTCAAATACCAAGAGGTAGCACGACCCTCAAACATTTGAGTGTATGTGCAAGTCTTAAGACCTGATGTATTTTTAAACTCACCAACCTTAGCAACTCTATTCATCTCAGGATTGAATACCTGAACAGAGTTACCCATAGATCCATACTCAGTACCAACACCAGCACCATAGTAGAATAAGTCTGGAGTAGTCTCATCAACTACAACTTCTGTGTATGAACCAGTGAAACTAACACCCTGAGTCATTTCAGCTGGATTGGTAGTACCTATACCAACTGAAGTAATACCAGAAGGATGATAGTACATCCTGATTGGATAGTTAGCTTGCTGTGATGCGTTCTCAAATCTATAAGTCTGACCTACCTCAAATCTTAGATAAGGTGACTCATAACCTTGAATATTAATTGATTTGTCAGATCCAACACCAAGATACCTATGTTCTGTAGTTTTAGTACCAATAGTAACAGGTAATGGTTTGAATGGATTCTCATGCTGAGTATAAAGATTCTTAGCTGTATCTGCAGCACCAGTTAAGGTAGAGAAACTAGCAGCAGATGCAAAGGTAGCATTGGTTGCTTGAGATGCAAGACCAGCAAGAGTTGCATAAGTTGCGATACCAGCAACGATTGCCTCAGATGCGATACCAGCAAGAGCAGCACGAGGTGCCTCAACAATAGTAGCAGTAACAATACCAGCAGAGATAGGTGATACATCAATACCAGCATCAAAGTTAATTGTACCAGCAGTACCAACTAAAGATCCACTATCTTTAACAATAACACCACTACCAGCAGCAACAATGTTAGTTAATTCTGAACCATCACCAATGAATTTAGGTGCAGTTATATTATTAACAGTTGTGATTGTAGCAGTTGATTCTAATTGAGCAGCAGTGGCAGCGTTGGTAGCATTAGCTGCAGTCGTTGCATTCGTTGCAGTAGTAGCAACTGTAGCAATACCAGCAACATCAGCATAATTTGATTTAGCAGCAAGTGCAACAGCAACTCCATCAGCAAGACTGTTTGCAGTTTGAGCAACACCTACAGTATCTGATGCCTCTATTAGTGCAACACCATCATTAACAGTCGCAGTAATATTAGTTCCAAAGTTAATTGTAGCAGCAGTACCAACAATAGTACCACCATCCTCAACATTAACACCAGATCCAACAGCAGTAACTCCAGTCAATCCTGTTCCATCACCAGAGAATGCTTGAGCAGTAATGATACCAGTAGTGTTGACATTAAGGTTAGATCCTATACCAGATGGTCCTGGATCCTGTGGAATTGAATGAGCAACAAATGTTAAGTTGGGTTTAGAACCACGAACAATTAAACTCTGTCCATTAGAAAGAGCAAGGTTGTCTAACTGTAAATCCTGTAATGGTGCTAGTCTAAGACCGAAAGCAACATAATCTGACTCTTGGAACTCTGCTATTCCTCCAGATGATATACCAACAGATAATGCTGCAGTAATATCTGGGTTCTGGTTTGTAGCATGAACTGTAATCAAACTATCTTCTTCTGCAGTAAGAATCTGTAAGTTTGAGTTGATTGTAAATGGTGGTTTGTATGATAAAGTTAATGATTCTTTTCTACCATGTGTAGCAGCAGAAACATCACTGATTTTATCGTAAATCTTAGTAGCAAATGTTAGGAAAGATATATTAGGATCAAATGATGATACAAATATCTTATCACCTGGTTTGATACCAATTTTCTCAATCAGTCTAGTACCACCTCTGTCTAGATTAATACCATAAGCAATGTAGTCACTAGTTTTGAAACCAGGTGTACTAGAGATTCCAATAGAGAATGTAGATTCAAAGTCATTCTGGTTTGCAACAGCAACACTAACTTCAAGAAGATCTTCACTCTCAAATAATAGTGTTGGTTCAACTACACCCTTAGTCAATGTAGTCTTAACAGATGCAAGACGACCCACTCTTGCTTGGAATGGATCAGGAGTTTGGAAGGATGTTACTACAGAGAATGGTGAAGTAAATGATTGTCCTTCAGTACCATCAGCATTAGATACATGCCTTAATCTTACATAAAATGTGGTAGCAGCAGCTAAACCAGTATTAATAGTCTGACTTAGTGAAGTAAGATTAGCACCAACAGAAGTATAAACAACTTGAGAAGTATCAGCAAAACTTATATCTGTACTAACTTCAAATTCAATTGCTTTAAGTGTACCAGAAACTGCCTCGCCATCAATAGCAATGTAAGTACTTGATGTTATTACAATACCAAATCTCTGACCTACAGTAGATGCATTGACAGGTCCAACAATGAATGGTGTCTGAACACCTGGTGCATTACCTAGGGTAGCAAACGATACGATACCAGCAGAGTAATTAGAATAATACTGAGTAAATGCGGTACCATCACCGTTAGATACATGTCTTACTCTTGCATAGTAGGTAGTAAATCCAGCTAGAGTTCCAGTAGTTGTTTGTTCCAATCCAACATTGTTTGTGATTGATTGGAAGTCAACATAACTAAAGTCCACATCTTTAGATAGTTGGAATTCAACTGCCTTAAGAGTACCTGATACTGTTGTTCCACCAATAGCAGTGTATGCAGATGATCGTAATATTAATCCCTCAGTGTTAACACCAGTTGCATTATTAACAGGTGCCTCAACAATAGGTTCGTTTATTCCTGCAAGTTCTGTAGAAATACCAGAGTTAACATCAATGAAAGTAACATTAACATTACCGTTACCATCTAAAGTTCTCTGGTTGAATTGTCCTGACCAGAAGTTTGCTTCATCAATATTAGAATGCTGATCAAAGAAATTATCATTTCCTAGGAGAGCACTACCAGATTCTGATAAAGCACTAGAGGTAGTAAAACCTGTTATCCAATTCTTTGCCTCAGTCGGTGATGCAGATGGATTTCTTTGAGCATATAAAGCAACAAGACCAGCAACTACAGGTGCAGCAGCAGAAGTTCCACTAAATTTAGCATCAAAGAACCCACTATTATCAAATCTTGGATAGTCTCTATAAGAAGCAACATTATGAAGACCAGGTGCTAGTGTCTCATCAGCAGGAGCATAGATGTCAATACCAGGACCACTGTTAGAGTATGTTGCCTTTCTTTCTTTACGATCTGATTCAATGAAGTCATCCATTGCACCAACATTAATTACTGGATGGTATCCAGTAGTTGAGTTGAATCCAATACCAGATGGGTTCATCCAATCTCTAGATCCACATGGAGTTCTTGTACCACCAAACTCAGAACGAGAATCATTTGAACCAAAGTATGCGTCAGTAAGACCATCAGTTCTATGTGTATCAGTAAATCCAAAACCAATTCTTTGGTTATTATTACCTGCAGCAGAGATGTAAATGACACCTGCTGCCATCATCTCAGCACCAGCAGTATCAGAAGCATTATTTCTTGCAGATGATGTCCATGATTTATATGCACCAAGCACTTGGTTGTTGAAACCATAGATCATATCACTGACATCAACAGGATCTGAACTACTATTAACTGGCATAGTAATACTACCAGTATTGTTCTTAAACTTCCAAGATAAAGTAGAACTGTTACCAGTAGCAGCTTGATAACCCCATGAACCATTAACAACAGTCGGAAGTTTTACTCCAAGAATAGTGTTTACTGGTTTATGTTGATGGAAAAACTTAATAAGGTCATAGGATGTTTCAATATCCATACCAACATTATCACTGATCGCTGGCATGTTCCATATGTTTGCCTTGAATGCCATACCCATGTTCTTTCCAGCAGCCATACCAGCACATGCTGTACCGTGACCACTAGTAAGATTGTTACCACCAGTAGTACCTACACCAACTGCTCTATCACAAGTATAGTTTGCAGGGATATTGATTGTAGGTAAAAGTCCTTTAGCAGTAGATCTTGCGTTATTATCTTCCCACCACGCAATTGCATTTGCAGTAGCAATACCAGTGCTTCCATCCTCTCTTGTATAAACATATCCATAAGTATTAAACCAGTCTGGATCCATAAGATAAGGACCATCAAGAACGATATCACTTACTCTACTGGTACCATCATCATTAAGAAACTCAGGGTGAGATCTTAGAACACCAGAGTCATGTATAACTAAATCTACATTTCTACCATCATATGTGTAGTTGGTATTAGTAGTAATCGCAGCAATATTACCAACATTAGAACCATATATTTCTCCTGCAGTTTGTACACCTACTCTAGGAACAGCCCAGTTAGTTCTATTTTCTTCTGCACTAGTCAGTGCTCCTACAGTAGTAGGTGGATTGTTAGGTGAATCCAGATCACGATACGCTTTAACATCAGCATCCCATCTTTGTGGCATACTAGGTTCAGGTTTTGGGAATGAGTCTGGGTTATCTTTTAAAGATAGCTCAATCCAATTAACATATGAATGCCTTCCAATCTCAGCAGCCTCTTCATCCGTTAACTCATAGGTTCCACGAGTAGGACTACCTTTCTTCTCATCCGTACAAGTAATCTTTCTATCAGGAATACCATCTTCGTTAGAGTCTACGGTGAGAGCACCATGAATCTTATCCCAGTACTCAGCACCAGTAACAGATAATGTATATCGTTTTAAAGCCATGTCTCACGCAACAGAATACACTTTTTTAGTATTTAGGTGTGCTATAATATATACAAGAAAGATTCTCGTAATGAATATTGTAACTGGTGCAGGTGGATTCATTGGAAGACATTTTGCTGAGTCATTAGAAAATGTACTTCAAATAGATTTAGATAACTGTGATATATTTTTAAAAGATTTTAATAAGTGGGATGAAGTTGATATGATCATCCATCAGGGTGCTTTGTCTTCTACAACTAACAAAGACCTTGGGATGATCCACAAGTATAATGTTGAGTATAGTATTAAATTATTTGAGAAAGCAATTGAGTATGGTATCCCAGTTAAGTATGCCAGTTCAGCATCTGTTTATGGTAATCAAAAAGGTATTATAAATCCGTTAAATTATTATGCACTATCTAAAGTTACTGTAGATTATTGGGTGTTGGATAATATTGATAAGTTCAGACACATACAGGGATTTAGATACTTTAATGTGTATGGATCAGGTGAATATCATAAAGGACAGATGGCATCACTAGTCAGTCAGTTTCAATGGCAGTCTGGTACTGGTCAAATACATCCGTTTGAAGGGAGCGATCAGATACACCGTGACTATGTGTGGGTTGGGGATCTTGTAAATGTTGTGTTATCGAACACTGCAGGTTCGGGCATATACGACCTTGGCACAGGGCAGCCAACATCAATTGGCACTGTAGCTCAATTAATTTCACTAAAAACTGGGTGCCAATCGATTCCAATCCCATTTCCGCCTCCTCTTAAGGGTAAGTATCAATATTATACCATAGCTGACATGGATTGGCTCAAAGATTACAAATTTAAAACAATTAAAGAATATCTCCAGGTATAACTCTGTTAGAATCTGAATCAAAATGTTGTGTAGAGAATTCAAATAGTTCTGCGTCTTCTATTGCCACCATCTGATGCCTAGTCTCTCTACAACAGTGGAAACTATCACCTGGTTCTAGTATCATTGTCTTTGCATCTTCTAAGTTATCTGTAGCACCATAAAACAAATGGATCTTCCCTGATTGTAGGTAGAAGGTCTCATCTTTTAATATGTGATAGTGCCATGAGCACCTGTGGTTCTTCTTAATAAACAATAACTTCCCACAGTATTCTTCTGAGTTGGCGATCCATGTCTCCCAACCCCATCCCTTAGGAACAAATTTGGGTTTAGTCTCTCTCAAAATAATCCTCACTATTCATTGCTTTATCGTCAATAAAAATATCTGCATGCGGTTTACCAAAGATTAACTCATGGTATTTACATCCCCATATATCTAGTTGACATTTAGTTAGTGGTTTTAATAACTGTTCTGCTTTTTCTTTTGCCTCATCATGCGGAAGCATACTAGACCTACCCATAGCACGAGCAGTAAAGTATATTATATAATGACCATCTTCATATAATTCATTGATGACTGCTATTCTATCTCTCTTAGGAGTAGAACCCTCGTAAACACAATTTCCACATGTACCAGGTGTACAGATAGTGCTATCAATATCAACGCAATATCTCATCAACATCCTCCATTGTTAAAGTATATGTACCAGGATTTTCTACTGCTATTGCTGCTGCTTTATTAGCAAAAGCAATAGACTCCTCCATAGA